AATCAAGGCTTTAAGTAACGAGTATACTGAGAAGCTTGTAAAAGCAATCTCCGTATTAGCAGATACGCACTACATCCATATTGTTGGTTTGGATTCCGTAATGCGTTGTGATTATGTTGGCGTGGATGTTGTTAGAAATAATGACAAGACGTTAAACATCTTCATTGATGTAGTAAAATATACCGATGACGAACGTAACAACATGTTATCATTTGATATACGGAATGGTAAAATGTGCAGATTTTTCAATTATGATGATGTGAAAGTACCAGTCGAAATTTATCATGCTCTTAATGCTATTGCTGGCGTAGAAAGCAGTTTCTCCGACGAGCAGATAATTTCAGAGATTGGAGAAGCATTGAAGAAGGTTGCTGGTGCTTATGATGTTAGTGTCAGAAAGGATCCTAATAATCCTAACACAATGCTGCCGTTCCCGTTTGTTTTACCAAACCAACCTTCAATCTAAAAAATATGGGTATGGACACGGAAGTCCATACCCTATTTTATTTTTTCTTATCTTAATCCAAAAGCTTTCATTGTGTCTATCTCTGTGATACTAACCGTAGAATCGTGGAATGCTTTCATCGCTTTGTTCTTAAAGATGGAGAATACTTGCATCAAGGTTAAGCCAACATTCGTTGTTCCTAGCTTGTAATAGAAGTTTCCTGCACAAGCTGCACAAGGTTTTTCATTCTTACACAAGTATGCCATTCTCATCTTCACAGTTTTACCAAAGTAATCTTTAGCATTCTGAGAGTTCAACTCTACAAGATTACCAGAACCGGTTACAATATTATTGTAAATATATCTGGTAAAGTTATCTTTTGTGATAGTAACTTTAATACATCTATCAGTCTTACAATCTGTACCAGGTTTATCCAAAATGATATCCTGATAAGCTCTAGTTGCAAGGTTCTCTAAGTAACCACCGTCCTCAGTCTTCTTACCTCTAGAGTAAGCTCCTTCAATACCTGAGTTACAATATAAAGAATACTCTTCAGGTTTGATTCCATCCATATAGTTTGATGTAGCAATCATGAATGGATTCTTAGCATTAGGATCTGGATTTCTTGTAGCACCTTTCCAGATAAACATGTTCTTGAAGTTGTTATTTATAGTTCCTCTAGCTCCAGATAGGAAAGTATCTAAGAATGGATCATCACCTAAAACTTCCTTAGCATAAGCTATCAATTCTTTTTCTATCCTATCTGCAACTAAGGTATCTCCAGCTTCCAGAGCTTCCTTATTTTCTTTAATAAGCTTATTCTTCTTTTTCTCTATAACCCTAGACAGAGTCATTGTTGCTTCTGTATAGTTAGGAGAAAAGACCGTACAGAACTGCATAACCAATTGGGTCTTCATGAGGAATTGTTTCATATCCTCTACATTAATTCTATCTTCCATCAAAGCAAATGAGAGTTCTTTATTGATAGCATCAAGGGTATCAGAAGTAAAGTTCTCATTCTTATATTTGAAAAGATCAAACATTCCAGGAACTTCAAACATCCACTTATTCAATACCCAGATACCAACCGTGGTAACGAATGAGTTTTTATTTTTTTTATTTCCGAGACCATAAGAACCAGGAGGGATAGAAATAATATCATAGGGGTTACAGCGAGTAACCCCATTGAATTTTCCAAATAGATTATAAATGTAATTAGCTGTCACATCTTCAGACTTAAGAGATAGTAATTCTGACAATAAAGCTTGATCTGTTATAGTCTTTGATACTCTATTTGCCATACTACAACCTTTCTATTAGAAGTAGATATGATATGTGATGTCAATTCCCTTAGTAAGATCGATCAATGGCTCGTTAGGAATGTTCAGCTGAGTGAATGGTCTGATATCCTGGTAATATTTATATCCACCATCTTCGGTATACCAAGCTGTGCAAAGAGATAAAGAATTAATCTTTGCATCATTGATACCGGTAGTAGCCTTGAAGTAATCTCTGAAGTCTTCCTTAGTAATTCTAAGAGACATCTCTACGAATAACTCTGCATCTGTATTGTTGTTTACATTATACAGAGTGGAATCGATAACAGTACCATCAACGAATCTAGCCTTCATTGTGGGTGCAGTCTCAAATCCCTTGAAGTAATAAGCAACTCTACTCTGAGTAGCCTTTCTTCCAAAGTACTTCTGTCTTAATTCCTCAGAAATATCATTCTGAGGAAGCTGATAACGGAAAGGAATCAAATCATCTGTAGGAGCAATTCTTCCAGTATACTTTACAGGCTTAACCTGAGAGTTCTCTAATCCACAACCCTGAGTACCACAGCAGAATAATACTACCTTAGTAGCATTTGTAGGCTGAGTAGATACAGAGTTATCTAATCCAAGATCAGCATTATAAGTTGGTAATGCAACCAACTCCTCTAAGTCAAATACCTTCTGAGCAACTAACTGAGAACCGGCAATGACTACCTTATTATGGGTAGTAAGAATGTGGTTTCCATCAAGATCTTTAAAGATTACTTCTGTATTCCAATCTCTTGCTCCAGAATTTCCTTCTCTTACAAGGGATGCTGTATCGCCAGATTTATTAAAATCAAACAATGATAATTTCTTATTCATTTAATCCTCCATTATTCTTATAAATATTTACTTAAATGTTTCGGTTATGCTTATTTATTGGTTCGAATCATGTAGCATTCATCAAGGATAGCATAAATATCCTTCTTGTTTTCTCTAGCTTTCATACTAGCAATTCTAGATCCAAATTGGTATCTATACTTAAAGTATTCTCTACATGTTGTGGTGAGTTCATCTCTCATTTCAGATCTATCATCCGGAGTAATGTTGATATAGAGAGCATAGATAAGATCGATAATGGAATCTTTTACATACTCTTCCAACTGCTTAGAGTGAACGATTCTTATATTCTCACCAATTTCATACTTTTCAGGCATCAAAAGATCGATCATGATAATACTCAGAGTATCTTTATTAAAAGCACTCTCAATATCAGTTTCATTCGCATAGAAATGTGAATTATACTTCAATTCATCACGAATCTTATTTGTAAGAGTTTGATATCTTTCAGATTCATAATACTCTTCGAAGTTATGTTCAACCCAAGTATCAAATTCCATCCAAATCTTATCGATGGTATCCAACTTATCTTTCTGTATACCAGATACAGTAGACTTTCCAATCCAATCTTCCACATGAACAAATTCTGACTTGTCAAACTTGTATAAGAATAATACCCATTCTACCAGTTGTACATAGTTCTCAAACTTATCGGAGAACATATACAGGATAGATGAATCGTGGGTAAAGATCTTGAACGATTTGAAGAAGTCTATGACTTCTTCAACATATTTCTTTACGAAGTCTAAAGAAATAGATGGTAAACCGGCAAAGACATCATCAAGATTTACTATATCTCTATTCACGTAATCCTTCAGATACTGAATTGTAGATTGAATGGTATTTACAACCGACTCTCTTCTTGCAGAAAGGTTGGTAATCTTAAGAAGATTAGAAAGAGTTTCATATAATAATGGATCTTTCTCTTGTAAGAACTGTCTGTATGTAGATGCCATATTTCCATTACTAAGCTTATAGTAATCCATATTACACTTCATGATGAATAATGATTTGTATATGTATTTATAAGCATCGTAGATTCTCTTATTAGGAGGATCTATAAGCATCTTTCTTACATGATCATAGATCTTTGTATTGGTAAAATACAGATTCTCCAATTGCTTAAAAGAAAGAATCTCATTGTTTCCATTAGCCTTAGGGATTGTATATCCTTCTACACCAAGTTCTTCTAAAGTAAGACCATCAAAATGAGTATTCAGATAGTTTGCAATCTCTTGTAGATCTGCTTCTGTATTGAATCCTAATACTTCAGCAATCTTCTTCCTGGAATCCATTACAGTATCTTCAATACCGTAGTACAAATATCCTAAAGAGTATAAGAAGATAATTACATCAACCAATTCAAACTTCTTACTGGTAGAGATATGTGGTAAGTTTACCAACAGTTTAGACTTATCCACCTTGTTATATAAGAGGATATTCATAAAGTAAACCAGTGTAAAGTTTCTCTTAGTAAGATCAATCAAAGCTTCTACCGAATAGTACTTTGATCTTAGTACGGTGAAGTCCATATTCTTAATATTAGACTTAATTACATCATACTCTTTATCACCAATCCAATGTCTATCACTTTCTGTCATAGCATCGTAGGTAAGGATATTGTTGTTGGTTCTGATATAATCATCATATTTTTCCATGATAGGAACTTTGATGAATTTCAAAGTATAATCCTTATCTATATCATCATTGGCAACATACTCATTGTCGATCTCGTTATTGACATTTCTATCTTTCAGGATATAGTATTTGAATACTTTGATATTTGGAACTCCAAATACTGATACAATGTCAACAATACATTTATCGGAAGATTTGAACTTGATCAATTTGTTCAAGTTCTTTACCAATGCAATCTGATATATAAGAGGAATATCTCTAAAGTACTTTACTCCATTGGATTCAAAGATGTATTCGCAAGTACGAGAATCAAATACATCTCTTCGGATAACGTAATCCGGAAGTTCTACGATAAGATCTACTACAGTCTGTAGAACTAAGAAAACCATCATGAAATTATCATAGTTTTCAGAGTTAATCTTATAAGCATCTGAGTAAATTGTATAAAGCATATACTTTCTATTTGCTTCAAGTTTATCTTTATACTTATTCTTTACTTCTACTGCTTCAGAATCAGGGCAATAGATCAATCCAAACTTCTCTGCTGAGCGTGAAGTATAGTAATCGATCTTTCGATTACCAATATGCTTTAGATATTCTATATCCTTATACTCTACATCCAACGATTTCATCTTAGCAGGATCAAATAGAGAATCAATGAAGCCATTATCATATAGAACTTCGATCATTCCGATATCCAATTGATGAATCAACCTATAATCTGTTCCTGGTGTATCTCTGTAGAATTTTGAAACTTTTATATTTGATGGAGCATTATTGATAGTATTGAAATCTACATATAATCCATCATATGTAACAAGTCTATCATAGTTTGGTTCTCCGTTGAGCATACGATAGTAGTTGTTCTTTTCTACATATGTATCCAAGAACTCTTTACATGCAGCATCTAAAATCTGTTTTCTTAATTCTACAGGAATCAATTCATTATCAACAGAATACTTTTCTGCATCTTCCGCAGAGATGTTTGGGAAGTTTGATAAGAATTCTTTGTCATAATAGAATGCACTGAAGTTTATGTATCGCTGTTTGATAGCAACATATGCATCTCCAGCGTTTAAAGATTCAGCACTTTCTTCATTATCGGCACGAGTTTGATCTTTCAAAACCGTACCAATAGCGAGCTGTTTACAGTTATATACGATCTCATCCAATAGCGGATTGTCTGTATAAACCTTTTCAATATTCATATAAATTGCTCCCAACTATTTGTATTATCTAAATTCCTTGATGAGATTCATACGACGTTCATCTTCCGGTAATCTAAGAGCAGACCAGTTGATAAACTTCATCTTGAAAGTGTATCCGTCGATCTCATAATTCAATTCTTTTTCTTTGTAATTCAGAGGTTCATTTCTGATTTCTGTTACAGATAAGAAGGTTTTATCATCACCATCTGGTCTGAATTTGAACTTCTCAATGCTCATATATGGAAATGTCATAAACATAATATCGGCATTGAAAGATTCATTAATGTACCCCTGTAACTGTTCTTGAACCGCTTGACTAACTCCCTCTAGCCCAATCATTGTATAAAACTTGCCACGCATAAAACACTTTTCTCCTTATTAAAATAGTCATTAATTACTTAGAAGTGAGAACAATCGTATAATTAAAGTTGTTTAGATTGGAGAATACTATATATGAGTACCGATTTAGTTGTTTATGATAACAATACAAAGATAGCAGATACGAACGATTATGATGTCTATCTTGCAGAAGAATATATAAAGTATAATGACAAAAATCCTATGGTATGGTTCGGTCCATCCGATGGACCTCTTTATTTTTATAATACAAGAGAGTCTCTAATGGATATGGATGTTTATAAATCTTTCATTACAAATTGTATTGCTAGATTTAGAAGATCAAGAGCTTATAAAGCTTATAAGTCTCATCTTATGTCTATAGGATTAGATAGATCTCAGATATTGGGAAACGTTGCCGACGGTATGGCTAAGATAGAGATGCATCATAACTTCCTTACCATTTATGATATCACTATATTGATATCTCAGCATATATTGAATACTGTTGGAAGATGTACCACTTTTGATATAGTTTCTTTACTGAAGCAAGAACATAAGTTGGACAATATACCGATAGTAATGCTGGATGAAACATCTCATGAGTTATATCATTCCAATCCAGATATGTATATTCCCATATCTATGACATTCGGTAAATGGTGGGATCTGTTATTGAAGTATAGATACGGA